TTTAGGTGGTATGCAGGTGTTCGGATCCTTTTCTGGATTTCGAACATCTGTTAAATCACGAGTACAAGAAACTATTGGAGCTTCTTATTTGAAGTTAAATTATGGTTTTCAACATACTCATGGTCCTCCCGTGATGGCTGGTAGAGAAGTGAAATATCTTCATCTCCAGAGTTTTAAGAGGATTAATGCCAGCGTACCGGAATATCAAGCCGAGCTGGCTTGCGCCGTTTTACTACAGCATGTATTGGAACATAGTGATGAGTGGCAAGCTTATCAAATATCCCAACGTGATGCAGTGAACGGCGTTCCAGGTGTGCGATTTATTGATCGCATACCCATTTCTACTTCTTGTGGTTTTCCATATAAAACTCCTAAGTACAATAAAATTCATCCAGTGGTGGATGATGATTGGACAAGTGAGTTGGAAGTAGATGAAGATATCCAAGCCGATATCGATTTCATTATGTATCGATGGTCGAGGGGTGAACGGGCTATGCCCGTTTTTACCGCAGCTCTGAAAGATGAGCCTCGGAAATTTTCAAAAATTGAGAGTAAGAGCACTCGTATCTTTTATGGTGGCCCAGCTGGTTTGATCATTGCTGAGAGAATGATATTCACCTGGTTCACCAGATTGGTACAGACGCACCCACTTGTATTCATGCAAGCACCGGGCATGGATGCTACAGGATCGCAATGGAATCTTCTGCTCCATTGGATGAAGAGAAGCGATCAGTGGATTGCTGGTGATATGAAGGAATTTGATATATCTATGATTATTCAGTTCCTTCGTATGGCCTACAAGTTTATTATCTTGTTGGCCAAACATCTGGAAGCGGATGCTAGTCATGTGCAACAGATGGAGGCTGCTGCTGAGGATTTGATTAATCCTATGGTTGATTATTTCGGTGATTTGATCATGGGAACTGGAAAGAATCCCTCAGGACATGCTCTCACGGTCATTATTAATGGCCTTGTAAATGCTTTCTATATGATATGGTGTTTTCTTACGCTACATCCGAAGGCCGACATTCAAAATAGATACTACACCTTAGGATTAGGTGAAGAATTTTTCCAAGATGTTCGCGCCATGTTTTATGGTGACGATAATTTTATGAATGTCGTAGAATCGAACAAGTGGTTTAACCACACAGCAATTTCAGAGTTGCTGCGTTCTGTGCGTGTTACTTACACGATGGCTGATAAAGATCGTGAAAGTGTTCCGTTTATACCTCTTAGTGAAGTTTCTTTTCTGAAACGAAGCTTCAGGTTTGAGGAAGCTGTGAATGGATATGTGGCTCCTCTTGAGCTAGCATCTGTTCACAAAGCCCTGATGCTTACTATACCTTCCAAGATGGTGTCGTTGGAAAAAGCTTATGCAGATTGCATTGTTAGTCAGAATGACACTATGTGGCATCATGGGCGTGATGAGTTTGAAAGATTTCAACTACTTCTTTTTGACTTAATTCAAGCTTTAGAATTGGAGTCGTATTTTGTGCGTCCTTTATTGAGCTTTGATGAGTTGACTAACCGTTGGCTGAAAACTTTGGATTCTCCTGAAAATCGGGCCTGGTTCCATCATGATAATGTGGAGTATCAGAGTGATGCAACAATTGAACATGTTTCAACTGAGTCGCAACACGAATGTTCACGTTGTGGACGTTGTCCGTATGAAGAAGATCCGAACATTACTTTCGAACCCTGTCAAATGTGTGGAGGTTGTACATTTGATGATCCCTGGTGTAGTGTATGCCAGGAAGATGGGTATTGTTCATGTGGTGAGCTTTATGATTTTACTGTTATGGTGAATCGTAGTACACTATCAGTAACGATACTCATTGCCTGTGGTGAGTGTGATTATTTCCGATTAAAGAAAGTTCCACTCACGAAGGTTTTAGCCTTAGCTCATGGTATACCATGGTCTGAGGTTCAGTCGGTGTAAACCGACGTTAGGCTGTTGGAAGATGTCTTAACCAAATTTCCAATTTTTCAGTAGTTACTGGGTCAATTTGATTGGTTCTCAAATGATCAGCATGGACTGAAATCTTAATCTTGCTCGGGCGCTCCCCGAAATCTGTATTTACAGAAGACTAGCTAGAGGTCAAATAACCAATAGAGATTCATGTCATGGGTTTGACATGTTTTGGTAACAATTAACCCGCTTCGTTAGATTTAGCACAAGGGAACCCCACCGAATCCCTTTTAAATAATAGGGGTGGAAACCGAATCTCCAACACCGATTTTGACTCGGGTAGGAGTGAACAAGCGCTAAGTGGTAAATCCACTGACACGCTTGCTTCGAACCAGAATGAGCCTCAAGTGAAAGTGACAGCTCTTGCTGAACCAGCAGCAAATGTCGTTTCTACATTTCAAACTACGGAGTTTGTTGAGGAAGATCCTGGAGAACTGCTTAACTTTCCTGATGCAGGGACGAAAGGAATTTATCAACCGATTACACCATCGATTGATTTACAAAATTTTTTAAAACGTCCTGTCAGATTGACAACTTTTTCATGGACTTCGAGTTGGTCAAACCAAACGAATACCGTGTGGAACACGTTTCTGACAAACACT